TTCTCATCTTTACACATTGCATATAGAGTTTTGTTAGTTAATTTTTTAAATATAACTTCATCGTTCGTTGAATTATAATATTTTTGTTTCTATTCATCTGTTAACTGATTAAGCAATAATTTTCTTAAATACTCACCTGATTTGATGTAATTTGCTTTCTTGTGGCCATTGAACTTCTTATCTTATATGAACTCTGAATAAGTTTAAATATGTTCATCTGATTATTAATCAACATGTTTTTTTAATTATTGATGGATATTATCACAATATTATTTAAATGTTAGCTTGTCATCAATTAATTATGTTCCTTACTCATATTATAAACGTAAATTATTAATACGTTCTTAAGACTCAATTATCTCCTCTTCGATCTTAGTACATTCATGTTAAGTAATATCAAATTCCAATTTATTCTGTAATTATGAAATATAGTCTTCAGTGTTCTATATCTCATCTACAATTTCTTACAACATTTATTAGGTATTTTAATTTGTGGAATTTTATTTTATCTAGCAGTTACTTAAGAATGTTCTCTTCATTCCTGCTATCGCATTTATCTTACTATTAACATCGAAAGATATCGTTTCGGTGCCCTCCACTGATCCACTTGTCTAAACATTGAAACTTTCTTTCTTTTTACTATTGTATTCCAATTTGTCATTATATCTAAAATCAAAAATTTTCAATTAGGGGTTATCATTATGATCATAAAATTATTAAATCATTTAATCACATGTTTCATCATGTATAAGTTTATTCTTATTCTATTTTAATTGATTAATTTTAGTTTATTTATATAATTCAATGTTATAAGCTTTCTAGCGCAACAAACTTCTTCTCTTCTCACTGTCTTCTTCTTTTTATATCTAGACATCTATTTCTTATAATGCTGATTCTAAAGCAAGTGCATGCGTGTCATAAGAAGAATGTCTGTTAAGGTAGGGTGTGCCTCTACAGCAAAGATAAGTTTGGTCATTTCCAGTTGAACAAAATTTACTCATACATGTGACAACTATACCGTTATCAGGTATCTGCGGCATTTCCAAAAAACCAGATTAATATTATTTGAGGATTAATTTTTGAGGTTATTCTGCATATTTATTACTACAACTAAAATACCATGTTTTATCAGCAGTTATGTTTTTATTTTCAAATTATTAACGTAATCGTTCAGGGATCGCTCTTGCTTTTATCAATTCGTCAATGATTGGTGTGGGTCTTTTCAAAAAAATGAATTGTTCTTGAAAGTTTTCTAACAGATTACTACTTGTATGATATTAAACATTGTTAGCGGATTGCTAAAAGTTGTATTAAACAGCAGATACATATGGTTAGTAAATCTTGTTGTTGATAGTCTATAATGGATCCATCTTATTGTTTATTTAGTTATAAGCGAAGAGAAATTTACTCATCTCATTTTTTAAACGATTTTCACCAGGGAATTTTTGTGAGATATAATCTAAAGCCTTAGTTAACGAGTTTGTTTATCTAAATAATTCATAAGAAATCTAATCATAGACTATTATTGGTTTATAGGATTCTTATCTCGATTGAACATAAATAAACTATTCGAAAACACCTAAATTTAACACTTTTGTAGGTTTTTCACAAAGTGTGTAAGAGTCCTGTTTGTATTCACCACCACCCCGCATATTTTAAGTCATTTCCTATATACAATAACCCTCAGGAAAATGATGTATGTGTTCGCAATCGTATGTACATTTACTATTTTCACTACAGCCTTTACAACAGTAATCAAAATTTTTTTATTTATCTTTCTAACATTTACCATTAGCACACTTAATTCCTTACCTATGTACTAGCTCGAAAGAATAACTTCCTTAATTGAGTAACATACCTTAACCTTAATTGACGTTTAACACTAATCCAGAAAAGAAAGCTTCACATGGGACTGCCGAAGATATATAATGATGTGTGTCGTTGCAAATGGCCATAATGTTATAAATACTATGTGCAAAGTATAATTGATCAGTAGTACAATGTATTCTTAATCGATTTCCATTATATATTTTCAATAAAGATTCTAAACACCTTTGTGTCTCTTCAATCAACAGGAAGAAATCAGAGACTTTCATCTTAAGCGCTATATGTGATTGGTGTGGATCTAAAATGAAAAAGATGAATTATAAAGGATTGATTTCTTCTCTTAAAACTTTATAAAAAGTACCATTCTTAATTTTATCATAAGAGCAAATATCAGGTATTAGTGAAACAAGTTTATCACCGTGATGTAGCATTTTTTTTATATTATTAGCTACAGATAATTTAGATCCAACATCAACAACTATATTCCTTTAACCCTAAGCACGATGTTTCTTAATAGCGTCATTTGCAAAATTCAAACTACAAGCTAGAAATACATTTCTAACCGCATCTAACAAGGGATGACCTGAAGTTGCGACACGATTATTTTTAACTAATGTAACACCAAGATTATCTAATTGTTTCCTCATTGTCGTGGAGACATGTTCTGATACCGCAACTGAGTAACCTTTCTAACGATCAAATTAAAGCGCAGGTCTTGAATCGGCAGGTTCGTTATTTTCTGTGAGTGGAGGCGTCAAAAATATATTGAGTGTAGACATATCTTCACGTAAGGGTACATCTTTAAATTGTTCGGCAGCAATTTAAGCTGAAGTCAATGACTATGCATCTTATGGATTAATGATTGTAATCGCTTCTTGTCTTGAACCTCTAGCCACTTTAGCTACATACTCAACTTTTACGTGAGATTTTTTTT